CCTCGGCGGTCGTCGTGTCACTGGACTCCGTGGCATTGAGTACACCGCCGAGCAGGAGCAGGAGCCCATCTACGGGGCTGGCAGCCAGCCAATGGCTGTCCAGCGTGGTAACATCAAGTACTCTGGTACAATCACCCTAACTGGTAGCGAGTTTCACCTCCTGCAGAAGGCTTGTGGTGGAAGTATCCTCGGCGCGTCGACAACCATCGTGGTGTGCTATGGCGACCCCTCTCAGGGCGATGTCATCCACACCGACACGCTTGTCGGTTGCACATTCAGCAAGGAGGAAGACAAGTGGAAGCAGGGGGATAAGTTCACTGAATATACCCTCCCATTCACCTTCCTGCGCAAGCAGAGTGCATAGCTCTTCGAACGCTTTTTAATCTGTATAAGAATGGAATTCAAACCCGAACAAATCGAATCGTGGAAGAAGCAGCATGGCAAGGATGCCATCTTCCTCATCGTCGTAGAGGATAAGAGCTGCGCTATCCGTAAGCCTACCCGCCAGGAGTTCAGCTTTGTCTCTGGCATCAAGGATCCCATCCAACTGTCGGAAACGCTCTTCAAGCAACTCTGGCTGGACGGAGACAAGGAGATTCTTGAAGATGACGACTACTTCCTGCCAGCTATAGGCAAGCTGGACGAAGTCCTCAAGCAGAAGGAGGCCGAGGTAAAAAAGCTTTGAGGGAGGCGGAGGCTATCTCCTCCTCCGAAGAGCAACAGGTCTCCTGGGAGAGCTTCCTCTTCTTCGATACCTACATCCGCTACTACTTACACCTAAACCCCGATACGCTGCCCGATAATCAATGGGCAGCCACAATCAACTATCTCAACGAGCTACGTAAGCTCGAAGCCCAAGGCAATGGATAAGCAGCTAAAATTCTTCATCAACCTCCAAGCCAGGCAGGAGAATGTCTGGTCGACGGCTCGAGGAGTTATTAGCGCTCTCGACAATATCGAGAGTAAAGCTAAGCGCGTTGGCTCGTCTATCAGCAAGGCTTTCAGCTTTTCTAACCTGGGTAGCCAGCTTAGTAGCATCCCTGGCTTTGCGCTGCTAACCAACCCTTACGCCCTCATCGGCGGAGGGCTGGCGGCAGTATCAAAAATCGGGATGCAAGCCGAGCAGACGAGTATCGCATTCAAGACGCTTGTCGGCAATGGAGAGCTTGCAAACAAGATGCTCGGTGAGATTGCTGACTTTGCGGCACGCACCCCCTTTGACCGAATGCAGCTTACCTCGGGTGCACAGCAGATGCTCTCGTTTGGCATTGAAGCTAGCAAGGTTACGGGATATATGCGCCAGCTGGCGGATATATCGGGTGGGGATGCCCAAAAGTTCTCTACCCTGTCGCTTGTCTTTGGACAGGTGAGCGCCGCTGGTAAGCTCATGGGGCAAGACCTCCAGCAGTTCGTCGGTGCGGGCTTCAACCCCCTCAAGGAGCTTGCCTCGATGACGGGGGAGAGCTTTGAGGTGATGCAGGAGAGGATGCGTAAGGGACAGATCACCGCCGAAAATGTAGCACAGGCGATCGCTCATGCTACTGGCGAGGGTGGTCAGTTCCACGGTATGATGGATGCACTGGGCAATTCTGGTGCGGGATCCTTCAATACGATGATGGGGGCTATCCAGGACGGAGCGGTAAGTATCTACGAGCAGGTCAAGCCCTACCTCTTAGACCTCTTCGAGATCGTAGGGAAGTACGTGCCTAAGGTCTTCGCGGTCATTGGCGGAGTCATCAATGCTGTTGTCGGTACAGTGCGCTTCTTCGAGCGTTGGAAGACGACAATCCTTATCATCACAGGGATCATCGTCTCACTCACCATCGCTGTCAAGCTACAGCGGATCGCGCAGTATGGACTTGCGGCAGCATCGCTTATTGCCAAGGGTGCTATGACGGCACTCGCAGGCGCACAAGCTGCCCTCAACGCCGTACAGGCAATGAGCCCACTAGGGATGATTGTCCTCACAATCGGGGTACTCATCACGGTGGTTGTTGCCTGCTGGAATAAGTTCGCAGGTTTTCGTGCCTTTATCCTCACGATGTGGGACACGATTAAGGGCTTCGGCAGTATCATCAAAGAGTACGTGACCAATCGTATCAACGAGCTGCTCGATGCTGTGGGTAACGTCGGCAAGGCGATCAAGCTGCTCTTCGAAGGGGACTTCTCTGGTGCGGCCAATGCCGTAGGTGATGCTGCTAAGGGCTTCGTTGGTGTCAATAGCGCCACGCAAGCCTACCAGTCGTCTAAGGACCTCCTCAGCGGAGTCGGCTCAGGATACGACAAGCACCTCGCAGAAGAGATCGCCAAGGACGAGGCTAAAAAGCGTGATGAAGGCAAAGGGACTGCGTCGATATCCGTTCCTGGCCTGCTCGGAAGTAGCAGCAGTGAAAGCGTCATCTTTGGCTCGGGAAGCGAGAAGGGAGGCAAAGGCAAGGGTAAGGGTGGCCGTGGAAAGACAGGCGACGCAATAGCCACGGGAGGTACGCGCAACACGCAAATAACGATGAATATCGGCAAGCTCGTCGAGCGCATCCAGGTGTCCATGATGGACAAGACCGATACCGCCGAGCTGGAGCGCAGCATCATCTCAGTGGTCAACCGCTCGCTGGCCATAGCAACAAGCACTGACCGATGACAACATTCGAGCTTGACACTATAATTAGGCGGCTACCAATACCTCCACCCTTCCTCTTCGATCGAGCAGGGGTAGCCCTCCCTGAAGGAGATCTCCCCGAGGTAGATGTACCTCTCTCTGAGGAGGAGCTTGAGGAGGTGCAGACAAATGCCCTCGGCCTGCCGATGGTCTTCCCCGTGTCTCTGGCGCTTGAAGGTGAGGAGCCGTGGCTGCTACCTCAGGAGCCGATGATCACCATCACAGGGCAGCATATCCTCGCGAAGCGGCAGGTATCAAAGGGGAAGATTCGAGGATCCGTTAAGGAACGCTGGACGATAGACGACTACAGCATCAGGCTTGAGGGAGTTCTTATCGGACCCGATGGACGATATCCGAAGGAGGATGTGCAGCGCCTGCGAAAGTACCTTGAGGCGGCCAAGGTATCCGCCTATTGCCCCCTTCTGGAGCTCTTCGGTATCACGCGTATTGTCTTTGAGTCATGGGAGTTCCCGCACACCTCGGGTGATGCAAACCAGAACTTCTCCCTCCAGGCAGTGAGTGACGATACCTACAAGCTCCTACTCACTCGTCGAGACCTCACCAAGTAGTCAGCTATGTACACGATGATTTATGACATCCAGATAGGTGGCTACCAGCTCTCGATGCTCGATAAGGTGGAGATACACTCCTCGGTGGAGCTCCTCGCTGACACGGCTAAGATCACACTACCTGCCTCCGAGTACAACAAGGCGCTCGATGTTGAAGATGCAATCCATCGTGGAGATGCCGTCACTATTCGTCTCGGCTATGAGGAGACGGGTCTCGTCGAGGAGTTTACGGGCTACCTGCAGCGTATTGCCACTGATAACGGTGACTTGACGCTGACGTGCGAAGACGACCTCTTCCTCTTCCGCAAGCCTCTCAAGGATGCGGTGCTGAAGAAGGTCAGTCTGTCAAGCCTGTTGTCTCGCATCATTAAGGAGGTGGGCCTGTCGCTCAAGGTTGAATGCACCTACTCCTGGGTGTACGACAAATTCGTGATCAAGTCGGCTACCGCCTATGATGTCATCAAGAAGGTGCAGGAGGAGTGCGGAGCCGACATCTACCTGCACGACGGGGTGCTCCATCTACACCCTCCAGGAGAGGTCATCGGACAAGAGCGCCTATATGACTTCGGCTATAATGTTGAGTCCGCTGACCTCACCTACCGAAAGGCGGAGGACAAGAAGTACCAGATAACTGTCAAGGCGCTCTTGCCCGATGGGAAGGTGCGCGAGATAGAGGTCGGTACTCCTGGAGGGGACAAGATCACCGTCAAGTGCCCTACCTCTGATGAGGTGAGTATGCGCCTGCGCGGGGAGACTGAGCTGAAACGGCGCACCTTCGACGGATACGACGGCAGCATCGACACCTGGCTCATCCCTGAGTGTCGAGCTGGTGACACCGCAGAGATACACGACCCTGACTACCCCCACAAAGAAGGTACTTACTTCGTTCGATCCGTTACGACGGAGTTCAGCTCATCTGGCGGAAAGCGGAAAATCGAGCTGGGCTTTAGACTTAGTTAATAATGGACCCATATCGCGAGCTACACGAGCACCTCAGACGTATAGCTGGAGGTGCTCCAGCAACCCTCTTCCAGGGGGTGGTCACACAGGTCTCCGACCTTACCTGTGAAGTCTCCATTGATGGACTGCACGTTCCAGACGTGCGCCTAAGGGCATCTACCGAGGTGGATGGTGCGCAACTACTGATGCGCCCCGCCGTAGGTGCAGTCGTCATCATGGGGACGCTCACAGGTGATCTTGACCACCTGGTTGTGCTTTCAATGGATAGAGCCGATGAGGTCATTATCAACGGTGGTGAGCTCGGCGGGCTGATCAAGGTCGAGGAGCTGACGAAGAAGCTCAACACCATCGAGAGCGAGCTGAACAATCTTAAGCAGCTCTTCGCGTCGTGGGCCCCCGTCAAAGGTGACGGGGGAGCGGTCCTTCGCGGGCTGTTAGGCTCATGGGCAGGTAAACGTCTCACCCCATCAAGGCGTGAGGATTATGAAGATACTAAAGTGAAGCATTGACATGATAGGTATCCAGCTTTCAGCCGACTATGAACCTCGCATCCGTCTTGTGCGCGACGAGGAAGGGCGCATCATCGAGGGGCTTACTCTCGGCGAGACGCTGCCGCAGAATCAAGCCCTGATACTCACCCTACATCAGGGTGAGCTTAAGGAAGCCCCTGCTGTCGGGTGTGGGATCTCAGATATGCTACTCGACAACCAGCCACTGTACTGGCGAGCTCGCATTCGCGAGCAACTTGAGATGGACGGGCAAACTGTCAACTCCATCAAAATAACAACCTCGGGCATCCACATCGACGCCCACTACTAACTCTATTATGCGCAAGCGCCTTAATGTCCAACTTTGGATAGCCGTCCTCCTCACACTCTCGGGCATCGCACTCGTCTGGACGGCATTCATGGTCGTCCCTCGAGGGGAGATCCACAACTCCGTGCTCCTTGCATTTGGTGAGATGTCGACCTTCGCTGGGGCGCTCTTCGGCATAGACTATAAGCATCGCTTAGACAGGTACATCCACCAGCCTAAGCAACCTACCAAACAAGATCAAGACGACAACAATGAGGACAATTAACTACATCGCCGTTCACTGCACGGCTTCCCCCCAAGGGTGGGGGGTGAAGGAGCTCCAGCAGGTCTTCCAGCAGCGTGGCTTCCAGCGCCCTGGCTATCACTATGTAATCACGGCTGACGGGGTCGTGCATCCCATGCAGCCCGAGGAGCTTATCAGCAACGGTGTCAAGGGCTACAACTCGGAAACCATTAATGTCGCCTATGTAGGTGGCATCGATAAGTCGGGTAAGGGTGTCGACAATCGCACTGAGGCTCAGCGTACCTCCCTGCGTAAGCTCCTCGGCGAGCTTCGTAGTCGATACCCCAAGGCTAAGATCCAAGGACATCGCGACTTCTCTCCTGACACCAATGGTAACGGTATCGTAGACCCGATGGAGCGCATTAAAGAGTGCCCCTGCTTCGATGCTATTCCTGAGTATGCAGACCTGTAGAGCTATGAGACGAGTAGATAAAGAGCGCCTGCTGATCTTCCTCGCGCTCATCCTCTTTTGGTCGCTGATCCTCGTATCGCTTTCATCTTGCGGAACGACAAAGACTGCCGTAGTCAAGGGTGAGCGTCGCGTGGAGTGGAGCGAACGAAGCAGCGTGCAACGTGATAGCATCTATGTGCATGACAGCGTGTACATCCACTCCAAGGGGGATACTGTCTACCTGGAGCGGTGGCGTACACGCATCCGCGATCGAACGCAGCACGACACCATTTATTTACAAAAGGTAGACAGTGTGTATGTGGAGACGCAGGTGAAAAAGACCAGTGCAATCGCCGATATCAACTCTACGCTACGAGTACTCGGCTGCACCGCTGTCATCATCGCTGTCATCATCTTCATCCTCAAGATACGTAAACGATGGATGTGACGACGCTACCTGGGCAGACCCTGTGGGATGTCGCCGTGGCAACGAAAGGTTCCTGGGAGGCGGGCATTGATATGGCTCGATCTGCTGGCGTGTCGATGACTGGACCTCAAAAGGCGGGATCTGTGTATCCAGTTCCGCCAAAGACCTACGATCGTACGATGGAGCGATATGCCCTCACGCATCGCCTGGAGCCTGCTACCGCGGGCGCAATATCGACGCTTTCAGTACGCATATTCACCTCCGCGTTCTCCGCGGAGTTCAGCTAACAGACAATGGCAACTGATAATAAGATTAATGGGTGCGGAGCCTGCTCGGGGTGGCTCCGATGGGTGCGACCACCGCACCATGAGTTCTTCCAGAAGGAGTGCGCTCTTCACGACGAGCTGTATAATATGGGAGGTAATGAGCAGGATCGCCTCAAGGCCGACTTCGCACTCTACCAAGATATGGTAGCGCACTCCCTGGACTACTTCAAGGGTCGCAAGGCGGGATCACAGACGTGGTTCGTCGTCCTCTCCTACCTCTACTACAAGGCTGTTCGCCTCTTCGGCAAGAGCCAGTTCAACTACAAGTAACTTCTTCCCTGGTCGGGGTATAAGAAAGCCCCCGACCTTCGTAAGTGGACTCTCACCTCACACTTACAAATATGCGCTGACACGCAAAGGCCGAGGGCTTAATGCCTTTCCTTTCGTGTCAGCGCATTGCTATTATGTAGTGTGGGTGAGAGACCGCAAAAATACAACGATTTATCCTAAATGAGAACCCCTATTACCTACTATGGCGGTAAGCAGACGATGCTCAAGCACATCCTGCCGCTAATACCTTCGCACACCCTCTATACAGAGTCATTCTGTGGTGGCGCGGCCGTCTTCTTCGCTAAAGACCCTTCTGACGGTGAGGTTATAAACGACCTCAACCAGCAGATGACCAACTTCTACGAGGTCCTCAAGACCGACTACGACATCCTCAAGGCGCGTATCGAGGTCACCGTGCACTCAAGAGATATGCATGCCCATGCAGCGCACATCTTGGAGTACCCACAGTTCTTCACCCGTATGGACCGCGCTTGGGCGGTGTGGGCGCTCTCTAAGATGAGCTTTGCCAGTATGCTCGATGGGACATTCGGCTACGACTTCGGCGGAGGGATGCCCAAAAAGCTCCGCAACGCTAAGACGGAGTTCGGCGAGCACCTCTCCCAAAGACTCGACAATGTCACAATCGAAAATCGGGACGCACTCGAGGTCATCCGATGCTACGACAGCCCAGATGCCTTCCACTTCGTCGACCCGCCCTACGTCGGTAGTGACTGTGGCCACTATGAGGGCGTGTTCGGCGAGAGCCACCTGCTGGCTCTCCTTGACCTCCTTACAGAGGTCAAGGGTAAGTTTATGCTAACTATGTTCCCCGATGATAATATCGAGCGATATGCTACGGAGCACGGGTGGCACATCCATCGTATCGAGCGCACGATCTCCGCCTCTAAAACCTCCCGACGCAAGCAGGAGGAATGGATGGTGTGCAACTACGTCAAGGAGGAGGAGCCGACGCTCTTCGATTGACGCAAGAAGGGCGTTCGGATAGCCTCCGAACGCCCTTAAAATGAGAACGAGGAGCAGTTGCCTGCTCCCCGCTCTAGCAAAACTCTAGGAGGTGTATCCGTAGATGTTTTGGACATCTGTGATGTCGTTTAAACTCACATCAGCGTAATAGCTGATGACTCTCCCGAAGGAGATACCACAAAGGTAGTAAGATTTTTTTAAGATGCAAGCTACAAATGCTTCTCAAGCTCTTTGGTCAGCCTCTTAATGTGCTGTGCCTGTCGCTCGATGATCTCATCCTTCTGTCTCAGCAGTTCCTTCACTCGTTCAAGCTTTAGCGCTTGTAGTGTGCCCTGATGGTTCATATCTCCTTCTCCCGTGTCAAGCCACGCAGGCTGAAGTTCGGGAAATGCCTTGAGGATAGTTGTGACGTCCCATACATCCCTAGTCCTCCAGCTGTACATCCGTTGCTTCGAGATGCCGAGCTGTCGTGCCAGCTCGGCATCGCTACTAAAGCCCTTATACTCTTTGATGGCGTCTAGTCGCTCTCCTATATTCATCCGTTTCGTCATATCACTACGTATTTACCTATTCGTCTACAAAGGTAAAAATAATATCACAAACACAAAGCGTACACACCAAACAAGGCAAGACGCATTAAACAAACAAAGGCGAAGTATAGATTTTTACTTCAAATTTGGCGAAGTAAAAACTTTGCCGTATCTTTGTAGTGTCAAAGGGGACGAGCTCCTGCGACACTAAACTCACATAACAGTAATAGTAACGATGAACAAGAACGAAAGAAACACCTACTTCTACAATTTTGTAGATGGTGTAACGCCAGCAGACGACGACGTCAAGTATGATTACCACGTAGTCGTGTCAGATGACAAGGGTGGCTACGAAAAGGCTGTAGCTCGCCTTGAGATTGAGAATGCAGGCACTGTCGCCGAATATATCAAGGCGTCCGAGGAAGAAGGTACCCCTTGGGGCTACTACGTAGAGGGCGTGCATAGCTGGAATGAAGGACATCAGTACCTCATTGACCTCGTACAGGGGATGATGGAGGAGCTGGTACGTAACACACCAGCAGGATGCAACGTCAAGGAGTACACCGCTGTAATCAACGAGAGCTACGCCGACGGGACATACATCGACTACATCCTGGACGTAGACCTCGACGCCTTCGACGAGAACCTCTACATCGACTGCAGCGAAAGCTTAGAGGAAGAGGTTGCAGATGAATACACTCTACGACAGCTAATAAACGTAAGAGCTGAGAGACTCTACGACGAGTATCTC